TCACCGAGAACGTGGTGCAGAAGGTTCCGAACCCTGCGTGGAGCCCGGATCAGGAAGACCCGAACGACCCGCCTGAGTTCATCGAGCAGCAGGCGTGGGTGTCTCGTCCGGCGACGCCGACCGAGGCGCTGACGGCCTATGCTGAGAGCCTCATGAACGCGGTGCTTCAGGAGGCGTTCCAGTGGGATCAGGCTCGCGCTGCGCAGGCGGCGGCTGAGAAGGTTCCGCCGATCACGCCTGTTGCGCCCCCGCATCCGGTGCCGGGTGAATAACACGCATGATCCTGACGCAGGCTGATATTGCATTTTCGCGGGTGGAGATACCTCCGCTGACGCAATATCGCCCCTGCAATCCGTCCGTTGTTGTGCGGGACGGGTTCTATTATGCGACGGTCAGGGGCTGCAATTACGATCTGAAGCGCGGGTATCATTTCACGATTGGTTCCGCGCCTTCAGTGACGCCTGACAGCCAGAATTATCTGGCGATCATCAACAAGAACCTTGAAGTGACGGATTACTGGTTCCTTGAGGACCGGCATATTCGCTCAGATCCGCGCGCTTTGGATGGCTTGGAGGATCTTCGTCTGTTTGAGTACGACGGCGAGGACTACGTACTCGCCTCTGCGCTGCACTACACGCCGACGCCCAAAAACACGATGGTTTTGTGCAAGGTCGATGGCCGCAAGTTGCGCGATCCGGTCTTTATTCAGTCGCCCAAGAACGCGACGATTGAAAAGAACTGGATGCCGCTCGTTCGCTATGACGGGCTGTATTTCGTTTATCACACCGCGCCGTTTGAGCTGTACCGTTTGCATGGCGATGAGCTCGTGCGGGTCTTGAAGACGGGAGAGACGGATAACTGGCCGAGCGGATTGTCTGGTTCGTCCTGCGTCATGCCTTACGAAGATGGTTATCTGGCTGTTGTGCATCGCAAGACGATAGACCAGAAGAAGCGGCTGCACTTCTACCGGCATCATCTCATTCAGTTTGACAGCGAGATGCGTCCTGTACGCATGGGTCGCAAGTTTTCTTTTGAGGATGAGCGCATCGAATTTTGTTCTGGGCTTGCATTTGACGGGGAAAATGTCCTTTTCAGCTATGGACTGATGGATCAGAAAGCGGTGATCCTGAAAATGCCAAAAGATAGCGTGAGGAGGCTATTTTGAACTTGTCTATTTGCATCCCGACGCGGGAAACGGTGCATTCTGCGTTTGCTTACGATCTCTGCCTGCTTTCGACGTACTGGTACGCCAAAAGCCCTGTGGGGTCGGCAATGAATATCCACATGGTGAACGGGACGTTGATCGCGGATCAGCGTCAAAAGCTGGCGCAGATGGCTTTGCGTCATGGAGCGGATTACGCGCTGTTTCTGGACAGCGATATGCGGTTCCCGCGCGATCTGGCGCAGCGTCTGATTGCGCATGGCAAGGATGTTGTGGCCTGCAATTACTCGACGCGGCGTCTTCCGGCGAAATCCGTCGCCTGGTCCGACTTCTCGATGCAGAAGTTCATTTACTCCCATGATCGGTCAGGGGTTGAGCCTGTGGACGCGATTGGGATGGGCGCGATGCTCATCAAGACGGACGTGTTTCGCAGGCTTCCGCAGCCGTGGTTTCAGGTCGTCTATTCCAAGGCTGCTCAGGCGTTCATTGGCGAGGATATTTACTTCTGCCAGTTGGCGAAGTCGCACGGCGTCACGGTTCACGTAGACCACGACGCCAGCAAGCAGATCAGCCATATCGGAACCTTCGAGTTCAGCCACGATCATGTGGCTGCGTGCGTGGAGAAAGAAGATGCCGGGCAAGATGATGGGGCCTAAGAAGGTGAGCCGCGTTCTCAAAGAATACAAGGCCGGGAAGCTGCATAGTGGCAAGGGCGGTCCTGTGGTAAAGTCACGCGATCAAGCTGTTGCGATCGCCCTCTCGGAAGCTGGGATGGCGAAGAAGAAAAAAGGACGTTGAACCATGGCCCAAGGCTACGATCCCGACATCATCCCGCAGGGCGCTGGGGGAGCGACAAATCTTGGATACGATCCCAAGACGGGCTTTGCCTTGGGCTCAAACGCTCGTTCTAAGGACGACGCGGAAGATGAGATGGAAGACGAATACAACGAGGATGACGCGTCTCCTGACGAATTGAAGCCTATGGACGACGAGGAGTTCCGCTATACCGTCAAGCAGGCGATAGAGGACTCCCAGACGTACATCGATAGCTACCTCGCTCCGCAGCGTGAGCGGGCGATGGCGTACTATCTGGCCGAGCCTTTCGGAAACGAAGAGGACGGGCGCTCCCAGGTTGTGCTGACGGAAGTTCGCGACACCGTTCTCGCGATGGTTCCGTCGCTTCTCCGCATCTTCACGGGCGGGGACAAGATCCTCGAGTTCGTGCCGAAGTCGCAGGAGGACGTGGAGGCTGCGGAACAGGCGACTGACCTCATTAATCACATCTTCTACCAGGAAAACCCTGGTTTCCGCATCCTTCACGACGCCATCAAGGACGGCCTTTTGCTCAAGACCGGCATCCTGACTTGGTACAAGCTGGATGAGGAGAAAGTCGAATATTACTCCTATTCAGGCCTGTCTCCTGAAGAGGCGATGTTTATTTCGCAGGACAGCGAAGTGCAGGTCGATGAGTACGAGGAAGAGACGGATCTGATGACTGGCGTCTCGCTGGTCAAAATGAAGATCCGCCGCATCCGTCGCACGCCTCGCTACATCATCGAGTCTGTTCCGCCTGAGCAATTCCTGATCGACAACGAAGCGACCTCGATTGACGAGGCTATCTACGTTGCGCGCCGCAAGCTGGCGACGATCTCAGAGCTTGTTGCGATGGGCTATCCGCGCGACATCATCGAGATGAACGCTGGCACGGGCGGCTTCGAGATGAACGGGGAAGTGATTACCCGCAATCCTGCTGACCAGTCGTTCTTCGGCATTACGAACACGACAGACGAGACGACGGACAAGGTTTTTTACGTCGAAAGCTACATCAAGATCGACAAGGACGGCGACGGGATTGCAGAGCTGCACAAGGTCTGCACCGTAGGTAATGGTACGTACATCCTCTACGACGAGGTTGTCGATAGCGTACCGTTTGCGTTGCTCGAGCCCGATCCGACGCCGCACACGATCTTTGGTCAGTCGATTGCGGATCAGACGATGGACTTGCAGCTCATCAAGTCCTCGATCATGCGAAACACGCTCGACAGCCTTGCGCAGTCGATCCATCCCCGCACCGTTGTGGTTGAGGGTCAGGTAAACATTGACGATGTTCTGAACGTCGAAACTGGGGCGATCATCCGCGCTCGTGCGCCTGGGATGGTGCAGCCTCTTGCAGAGCCTTTCGTGGGCCAGCAGGCCCTTGGCGTGATGTCGTATCTGGATGAGATCAAAACCCAAAGGACCGGTATTTCTCGCGCGTCTCAGGGCCTCGACGCAGAGGCTCTTCAATCCACGACGCGGGCCGCTGTACAGGCGCAGCTTTCGTCGTCCCAAGAGCGAATTGAGATGATCGCGCGCCTGTTCGCGGACGGTATCAAGCGGTGCTTCCAGGGCGTCCTGAAGATGGTCATTCGCCATCAGGACAAGCCGAAGATCATCCGCCTGCGCAACAGGTTCGTGCCTATTGATCCTCGTGGCTGGGACGCCTCGATGGATATGATCGTGAACATCGCTCTTGGGCGCGGTTCCGATGAGCAGCGCATGATTTTCTTGCAGGGTATCCTTGCCCAGCAGAAGGAGATCATCGCCAACTTCGGGCCGTACAATCCGCTCGTTTCTCTTGAGCAATATCGCGACACGTTGTCGGAGATCACGAAGCTGTCGGGCTACATGGACCCGTCGAAGTTCTTCAAGGAAGTTTCTCCTGAAGAGGTGCAGGCGTTCATGCAGCAACAGGCTGAGAGCAAGCAGCAGCAGCCTGACCCTGCGGCTTTGCTCGCACAGGTTGAGGCTGAGAAGATCAAGGCCGACATCCTGATTAGCGCGGCGAAGCAGGAGCTGGAACGCCAGAAGGCAGCGGCTTCGGCTGACTTTGAGCGCGACAAGCTGTTCGTTGATGCGATGTTGCGAGCTGCTGAGATCGAGGCGAAGTACTCGACACAGGTGGATATGGCGCTCATCAAGGGCGAAGTGGATCGCCAGCGAGCTGAGATCCAGCAAATGTTCAAGACCGCTCAGGGGCCTTCGCCTTCTGACTTAGGAGTTATTCAGTGATCGAGAAAGAGGATCTGTGGCGCGCTGCGAAGCTAATTAACGGCGACCTTGCGGTAGCGGAAGTGTTCCGGCGACTTGAGGATCGTCTGGTTGAGGATTGGAAGGGTTCTGCTCCTGAGAATGAGCAAAAGAGGATGGAGGCGTACTATATGGTGCGCGCCATAAGTGCAGTGAGGACCGAGCTAACGGCATTGGCGTCTGAGCCGGATATTCTGCATTTCAACAAGCGCTTGAGAAAAGCGTAACTGAGGAGTAAATTTATGTCACAAGTCGAGCAATCGCAGCCTAGCGAACTCGGCCTTGCAGAAGCTGCATCTCGTATTTCTCTCCTGATGGACGGTGCGCCGCAACCGGAAGGAAAGCAGCAGGATGATAGCTCTGCCGCAGTCGAAGAGACTGAGGCGACGGCGGAAGCCGCCAACGACGCGTCTGACGAAGTTGAACAGGCGTCATCTGAGGATGACTCAGCTTCGGAAGGTGAGGTGGAAGAAGCCGAGACTGAGGACGAGGCCCAGGACGAGCAGGAAGAAGATAACTCTCTCTACACCGTCGTAATCGATGGCAAGGAACAGAAAGTTACGCTTCAGGAGGCTCTGGCGGGGTATCAGAGGCAGTCCGATTATACCCGAAAGACCCAGGAGGTTGCGGAACGAAGCAAGGCCATACAGGCGCAAGAGCAGCAGATTGCTGCGATGCGGTCACAGTATGAGGCGTCTATCAATATGCTCGCGCAGGAGATGCAGCGTTATCTTCCGCAGGAGCCTGATTGGGAGAAGCTCCATCAGGATGACCCCATCAACTTCCCGATCATTGAGAAGCAATGGCGAGACTATAAGGCCAATGCGATTGCGGTACAGCAAGAGCAAGCCCGTCTTCAGCAGGAAGCCGCTCAACGGGAAATGCAGCAACGCCAGCAAATTGTCGAAGAAGGTGCGAAGTACATCTTCGAGAAGATGCCTGAATGGAAGGACCCGGCAAAGTGGACTGAGGCGCGTGGAAGGCTCCGCGAATATGGCCAGAAGGTCGGATATTCGGAGGATGAACTAAACGCCGCTCTTGATCCTCGCGCCATCCTTGTCCTTGAAAAAGCGCGACGTTGGGATGCGCTACAGGCCAATCGACCCCAGCCCCAAAAGGCTGCTGCGCCGAAGCCGATGCGACCCGGAACGCCAGCGTCTTCGCCTCGTAAACAGACTGAAGTCCTTAAGGTAAAACAGCGTCTCAAATCGTCTGGTAGCGTCGATGACGCTGCTGCATTTTTCCTGATGCTCGACTCTAAGAGGTAACTATTATGGCATCTGTATCCAAAGTTACGACCTACGACAGCGTGAACGCGATCCGCGAAGACCTCGCGAACGTGATCTATGACATATCGCCTTGACGTATTAGGGCCTATGTCTTAAGTTCCCTCCACATTGTGTGGAGGTTCCAATGGGTATCGAGGTTTCCTGTGCAATCTGTGGTAAGCGAGAAAATGTCATCCCGGCGCGAGCAAAGAAGTATCGCTTCTGCTCGTACGCCTGCGCTGGCGTTTGGCGTCGCGAAAACTTCAGGGGCGAAGGCAACCCGAAATGGCAAGGCGGCGAAAGAGAGCGCACCTGTGAGCATTGCGGAAAGCAATTTTCATGGGATGGTCTGCGGGCAAACAGTGTTTTCCAAAAACAGAAGTTCTGCTCAAAGCCGTGCTCGGATGCTGGCGGGTTCCGTTATTCAGGCCCCAATCATCCACTCTGGAAAGGAAAGCCACGACGGCGCGGGAACCACCGCATTTTCGTGGATAAAGTTCTCGCCAGAGATAACCACACTTGCCAAAAATGCGGCTCGACAGGGCCGCGACTGCACGCGCATCACATCCTTTCGTACAAGGATCACCCCGACAAGCGGGATGATCCAAACAACGGGATCACATTGTGCGAGCCGTGCCATTGGGACACCCACTCAAAAGAACTTGCGACATCAGCAAACGGGGTTAATTCAGGGGAAGCCGCAGCGGGTAGAGCCGGTGGTAATCCTGAGCCAAGCCAGCATCGAAAGATGCCGGAAGGTGCAACGACTAGCGAGCGAGCCTACCGGCGCGTTAGCACTCAGTGTTCATGGTGTGAAAAGCCTATTTCGCGGCGGCTTTCCGACGCGACAGGGAAGAAGCACCTATACTGCGACAAGATTTGTCGCGGAAAACACTGGTCCGTGCTCAAGCGCGCCAATGGCAGTAATTCTCGCCACGAACGCCCCGCCCGAAAGGGATGATATAGTCTGCTCTGCACCGAAAGATGCAGAAGTGCGGATAAAGAGCCGCACGATAACACATAGGGTCGATACTCCTTTCATGTCCAACATTGGCCGCGACAGCGCGTCCAACACGTACTTTGAGTGGCAGACGGACGCGCTTGCTAACGCCAACACCGCCAACGCGGCGATTGAAGGCGCGGACGCAGGCAACGCCGACTTTGATCCGACGGTTCGCGTCGCCAACTACACCCAGATCTCCACGAAGGTGATCTCGGTGTCGGGCACCGCTGACTCGACGAACAACGCCGGTATGCGCACCGTCATGGCTTACCAGACCGCGAAGAAGGCTAAGGAGCTGAAGCGCGACATGGAGGCCATCCTTACGTCGAACCAGGCTGGCGACGCTGGCGCTGGTACGTCTTCGGCTCGCAAGACCGCTGGTCTTCCGACGTGGCTCATCACGAACTCGCAGGCGAACGGCGCGACCGTTTCTGCGATGTCGGGGTCGAGCGGCAACGGCTACCCGGATACCGCGTGGACGAACCTCTCGACGGCGACGGACGTTGCTTTCACCGAGACGATGCTGAAGACGGCTATTCAGCAGGTCTGGGAACAGGGCGGCGATCCGAAGATCCTCATGGTGAATGCGTACAACAAGACGGTGGCTTCGGCCTTCTCCGGCCTTGCTGAGCAGCGCATAAACTACACCAAGGCGCAGCCGATGAAGATCATCGCGACGGCTGACATCTACCTTGGCGACTTCGGCGAGGTGTCCATCGTCCCGAACCGCTTCCAGCCCGGCAACTTCGCCTTCGTGCTGGACCCGGAATATGCGTCGGTTTCGTACCTCCGTCCCTTCCGCACGTTCGACATCGCCAAGACCGGCGACTCGGACAAGAAGGAAATGGTGGTCGAATACGGGCTAAAAATTAAATCGGAGAAAGGACACGCTTGCGTGGCCAATCTGATCGCGTCGTAAGTCAGGAGGGGCGGGGAAACCCGCCCCTTTCACCATGGGGAGCAGAATGGCTGAAGAATACCTTCCGGGCTCGTTTATCCTGGACCGAGACGCCCTGACCGGCACGATTGAGAAACTCCATATCACCACGGACCAGAAGCTCGTCTTCGAGCAGACGGTCGATGTGCAGGGTCTTGGGGAGTACAATCAGGCGATCAGGAACGAGGTTTCGCGCACGGAGGCGCTGCCGGATGGGGTTGGCGTCAAAGTGGCGTCCTTGCCCATGATGGTGTATCTTGATCTCAGAAAACGTGGGATTTTGGGCGATAAGGCTGCCCTGCGTCGTTGGCTCCAGAGCGACGAAGCAAGGCCCTTCCGAACGCACTGGGTGGCAAGCTGATGGCCGTCATCACCAATTACGCGACGTTGCAGGCAGCGGTTGCAGATTACCTGAACCGCACCGATCTGACGTCGCAGATCCAGACATTCATCCAGTTCGTGGAAGCGGACCTGAACACGCGCCTTCGTTGCCGTGAGATGATCGTTCAGGACACGCTCACCTCGACCTTGGCGGATGTCGCTCTTCCTGCCGATTGGCTTGAGGCGATCAATCTCAAGATTGATGGCGGCAAGACGCCGCTGCGCTATATCACGCTGGACGATGCCGACATCGTTACGACCGAGCAGTTTTACACGCAGCCGAACTTCTACACGATTGTTGAGGACGTGATCCGGCTTGTTCCGGCCCCTTCGCAGAACCAGGATATTGACCTGATCTATTACGGCAAGATCCCTGCGTTGAGCGATGTCGCGACGACCAACTGGTTGCTGACGAAGGCTCCTGATGTTTATCTTTATGGGGCGCTTGTTCATGCAGCTCCGTTCCTCGTGGACGATCAGCGGATCGGGACGTTTGGGCAGTTCTATTCACAGCGCGTCGAAGCTCTGACGCAAGATTCACTGCGGTCCCTGCATAGTGGATCGCCTTTGATCGCCAGAACCAAGAGGCCGTACTATGGCTGATTCATTTACATCGAACCTCAACCTGACGAAGCCTGAAGTTGGCGCGTCCAAGGACACATGGGGTACGAAGCTCAACGGCGATCTGGACGACATTGACGCCGTATTTACGGGTAATGGCACCGGCACGTCCGTTGGCCTGAACGTAGGTAGCGGGAAGACGCTGGCGGTTGCTGGGACGCTGAATGTCACTGGGACGGCGACGTTACCAGCCGCAGCTACAGCGGGCGGTGCGACGGTCGCGACGACCACCGGCACGCAGACGCTGACGAACAAGACGATCAGCGGAGCGAGCAACACGCTGACGGTTCGTCTGAACGAAGCTGACGTTACCGGGACGCTCCCTGTCGCCAAGGGCGGAACCGGGGCTACGGCAGCTACTGGCACCGGTAACGTGGTTCTCGCAACGTCTCCGACCATTGCATCACCAACGCTGACGACGCCGAACCTTGGCACACCCTCTGCCGGTGTTCTCACGAATGCGACTGGGTTGCCGCTGACGACTGGTGTTACTGGCACATTGCCGGTCGCTAACGGCGGTACAGGCGCTGCATCTCTCACGGCGAACAATGTTCTTCTTGGTAACGGCACGAGCGCCGTGCAGGCCGTAGCTCCAGGCTCCAACGGCAATGTCCTAACCAGCAATGGCACGACGTGGACGAGTGCGGCGGCTCCGACCGGCATCACCGCAACGACTGGTTCTGCCCCTTACTATGGCGCTCGTGCTTGGGTTAACTTTGATGGCACGACATCCCCGCCGACCGTCAGGGCGAGCGGAAATGTGTCGAGCGTAACCAGAAACAGCACCGGCAACTACACCATCAATTTCAATACAGCAATGCCTGACACAAATTATGCAGTTATGCTTACAGGCGGCATGTTCCAGACTAACAATGGCACTTTAATTTACAACGTCTACGGTAGCACTGGCGGCGCTGTAGATAAAAACACAGGCAGCGTTCGCGTTACATGTAGCGCGACGACTGGCGCTTTTTACGATCACGCAGAATTCAATGTGATGATCTTCCGTTAAGGCAAAGTGATGGACGCTCGTAAATCAACCAACTGGATCGCCATTCATTGCTCGGCTACTCGCCCGTCGCAGGATGTAGGCGCTGCTGATATTCGCAAGTGGCACAAGGCGCAGGGCTGGAGCGACATCGGCTATCATTTCGTTATCCGTCGCAATGGCAAGATCGAAAAGGGGCGATCTGTAGATGCTGTTGGCGCTCATGTCGCAGGGTTTAATGCGAGCAGCGTCGGCATCTGCATGGTTGGCGGCGTGAAGCAGAGCGACTTCACGAAGGCTGAAAACAACTTCACGAAAGAGCAGTTTGCCGCCCTTCGCTCTCTCCTGACGTGGGTTTCTGCGCGTTACCCGAAGGCAAAGGTTCGCGGGCATCGAGACTTTCCGAAGGTCAACAAAGCCTGCCCTTCGTTCGGTGCGATTGCTTGGGCGAAGAAGGAGGGCTTCCCGACATGAAGCTCCTCATCCTGCTGCTTCCGCTTGCTCTCACAGGTTGCGGCGTCATCCGCGACTTCCCGAAATACTGGTAGGAGAAAGACGATGGACAAGGACATGTTTGAACGCCTGTTCCGCACCGCGTTGCAGGTTGTGGGCGCAGTTGTCGCCACTCGCTATGTTGGCGAAGAGAACTGGGCCGCGATCTCCGGCGCGCTGTTGACCATCGGCACGACCGGCTGGACGATCTATGCAGCAAGGAAGGCTGTGAAATGATCGAGTTCTTCGCCATCATTTCGGCGTTGGCAGCGATTGCTGGCGTATTCGTCGGCGTCGTGTGGCTGGCTGAACGGAAGGCTAAGGCTGAACTTCTGGAGGAGCAACGCCGTGAGGATGACGAACGCCTACGCGAAGCTATCGAAGCTGACGCTCGTTTTCGCGAGCGGATTGCTCGTGGCGAATTGCTCGCAAACGACGGTTTCAAACGGGACTGAATGTCTCGTTTGGAGGCCGATTTCCTGGTCTGGGAAGGACACGCCGCAGACCATCGAAGAGGTGAAACTCAACAACGCTAGACGAATTGCATGGTGTGGGAATGGCCGACAACAATGATATACATCGTGAGCTTGGTTCACTTCTCGCACAGGTCGAGACGCTTAACCGCGAGATGAAGGAGCTGAAGGCCGACGTGAAGGAAATTCGCGACGACTTCAATGCTGTTAAGGGCGGCTCTCGTGTTATGATGGGCATCGCAGCCGTCTTGGGCGGCGGCGTTACGTGGACGCTTAATCACTTCTTCGGGAAAGCCTGATGCCTCTCGCGCCCCTCAATATCCCTCCCGGTGTCGTCAAGGCTGCTACGCCTCTCCAGATCAAGGGGCGCTGGTTTGACGCGAACCTGATCCGCTGGCAGGCAGGCAAGCTGATGCCGGTCGGGGGATGGGAGCGCATCACATCGACGCCTTTCTCCAGCACCGTTCGCGGGCTGTTTACATGGACGACGCCAACTAACATACCCCTTGCCGCAGTTGGCCTGAGCGGAGGTCTCTACGCTCTGGAAGGCGCGACTTTCGACGACATCACGCCTTCTAATTTCGTCGGAGAGACAAGCGGGCTATCTGGCGCTTACGGGGCCAGCGATTACGGCGATCTGTACTATGGCCTTGATGATCCGGTTTACACGATCTCGACGGCTGTCAGATCCAGCAACACCGTTACGATCACGACCTCGACCAATCACCAGTTTCAGACCGGAACTTCGGTTGTGATTGCGGGCGTCACTGACTCTGCGTTCAACGGCACGTTCACGATCACGCGAACCGGCAACACGACGTTTACCTACGCGCAGACGGCTGGCAACGCCTCGTCATCTGGCGGTACGGCGTCCCTTGACCCTGCGGATGTGCGTCCTGCGTCTTCCGCCTTCATCCCCTCTTTCTCGTGGACGTTCGATAACTGGGGTGGCGACATCCTGGCCGTTGCGTCCAGCGATGGCAGGCTTCTGCACTACGAGGAGGGGGAAGCAGCAGCAAATCTCGCTGGCATCGACGCGATTTCGTCTGCAACTCGGCTCTCGAACGTCATCACGTTCACGACCGCGAACAATCATGGTTTCGGCATTGGCGACACGGTTATTGTGACGGGCAACACTGTCGGATCATTCAACGACACGTTTACGATTGCAACAGTCCCAACTGCAAACACGTTCACGGTCAGCGACTCTGGCACAGACACAACTGGCACTGGCGGGACGGCTGCGATTGATCCCCCTGTCCCCGTCAACAACCGCGCTGTGATCGTGACGCCGGAACGTCATGCGGTCCTGATCGGAGCTGGCGGCAACAATCGTCGTGTCGCTTGGTCATCGCGCGAGGATTACACAGACTGGAACTTCGCCAGCACGACGAACACGGCAGGCTTCCTTGATCTCGACACATCAAGTCAGCTCGTCATGTGCGCGCCTGTTCGCGAAGGCACGCTGATTTGGACGCAGGATGAAGCCTGGCTGATGCGCTACATCGGCCTTCCTTATGTTTACGGCATCGACCGGATTGGATTTGGCTGCGGCCTTCGCGCGCCAAAGGCGTTCGTGACTTATGCTGGTCGCTGCGTTTGGATGGGCGAGGAGAGCTTCTGGGTCTATGATGGCGGCGTCGTGAAGCCGCTCGCTTGCGATGTCGGATCGTTCGTCTTCGAAGGCATAGATCCTGACTATGGCAAGCGTTACACGCATGGCTCAGAGAACAACATTTTT